GTAACCAACGAACTTCCCTGCGTCAGCGCCGTTCGAGTAATAAACCTCGTTATTGACTTCTCCCCACCACATCGGTTTGTTCGATGTGGTTTTTACCAATTCGACCCCAGCGAGGTCAGTTATCGAACTCTCGCGCTGGAGGTATGTGAACTTGCTGTCCGAGCGACTAAACGCGGTGATGGTTGGGGTGTTGGATAAACACTCGTACCCCATCCGGCGTTCAATACCACCAGTGGACGTTGCGTGGACGTTTACCGCTTTCGTCAACCAACGCAAGTCGAGTCGGATTGGGTCGGCGATATTGTTCAACCCCTTAAAACTCTTGAATTCTTTCAGTGTGCTCATATTCCAATTTTACGCAAATAAACCAGCGGCGCTGACTATTGGGCAATTTGCAAACATTGTGGAGTCGTAATGTTGCAGTACGGGGTACATTCGCAACATATTGCGGGCTTCTGTTATTGAGCCGTGAATTTGCCCCCACGCCTCGTTCCTCTCAAACCCACCACCTGTTACCACAATGTGAGCCACATTCACACCGTTGCGAACATTTTCTTTATGCCATCTGGTGTTGAATTTCAAACCTGTGGCTTTTTCAAACAACTGCTTGTGCGAGGTTATTTTTTCAGAATAACCTTTCGCGTTTTTTGTGGCGAACACAACGAAATCGAAAGCGAATGCGTCTTTGAAAGTCAACATATTTTTAGGATGTGTGAATGTTTTTGAAAAACAAAGACTGTCGTCGGTCGCGCCGGTGACTCCGCCACTGTCAGTAAGACTGCGTATGCCAAAAAAATTACTATAAAAAAAGCTATGGTAACTCCAGCTACCAAAGATGTCGCACACAAAATTATGCGTGGGGTCGAGGCTCCCTGCCCAACGGTCAGGGAAGGGAAATGACCAGCGGTGTTTTTTGACAGGTTTATTGAACAAAATATCGAACGATCCTGCGCTTGCGAATTTTTTTCCATGCACAAATAGGGCATACGCAGCTTTATAGTCATCAAGACCTCTCCCACCATACGCCCAGTCATTTTCAACGACCACTGCTAAACTTAATGATTTCAGGTCGATAAATTCAAAAAACGTGGCAGGATGACTGTTATTTAGCCAGTCCATCCCTGTTTCAGGGTCGTAGTCACTTGGCACGTCACTGTCGCATTCACTCGGTATTTCAATCAAAACAACACCTGTGGTTTGGTTCACAACATACAAGTAGTTGTCGTAGGCGTGTAGTCTCTCACCATACATACTTCCAAAGACTTCATCCGACCCCATGTGTTGGCAAAGAACAATCAAGTCGCCTGTTTTACACCCTAAATCTTCAAACTTTTTAGCAAGCCCCCCTTTTGACGGCATTAAATAGTCGCAGTCCAACACCCGTCTTCGAGGATTCCCACTGTCAATGGACTGTTTTTTCTGTACTGAAGCAACTATCTCCCCAGACTGAGCTACGTCTATGTTTAGTTCAAACTCAACGAAACAGTTTAACTTGTATGGCTCATAATAATTAAGCTGAACCTCATCATAATTAAAACACAGCTTTGTGCAGTCTGGGTTTATTCGCACACACATTCTGCGATGTTGTTCCCTATAGACAGCATCGCTTGACTTATGCGTTTCACGCGCAGAACCGTCAAATTTATTTTTCTCCATCCCTGCCGGTAGTGGTATCTGTAATTTCACCAATCGCGTGTCTGGCTTCGTTGTCAACAACAACTGCGGGTAGTCGGGGTGTTCATACAGCGGCTCGCTCGCCTCACTAATCTTGTATATGACAACCTCCCACGTTTGCGTCACAACAACCATCAAACCCACGTTTGTTTTTACACCGTTCACGTCTGTGTGAACTCGTGTAGTTGTGGCTACTGTGCGCGGCCAGTCAGTGTCTGCTACGTGCGGGGTGGTTGCAAGTCCTTGCAACCTATTACCTACGATGTCGTATTCGTAATCGCTATAAGGTGTGGGTCGCTGTGACCACACAGAGACACAGCGCTGACCGAATGCCGACTCGAACACAGGTTCCGTAATGAGACTCACCTGTATCTGTCGATTTATACGATGTCGGTTGTAAAAAAAATCATGTTGATTGATGTGCGGCACGGGCTTTTCACCGATAAAAGGTTCGTTCGTGCTCAACACCAACTGAGCATCTCCGTTCGATTTCGCACGAATGAAGTAGCCGCGAGGAATGATGTACTTCTCAGTTTTTGCTAACTCTTCTAGGTTTAGACCGTCTAAACTGTTATATAAATCACCAGTGGTAAAGAACTCATACGCAACTTCACCACTTGCGATAGAAACATACTCGTGTCCGAATACTTTGCGCACGGTCACCGTCACATCCCCTGCGTGCTTCGTGACGGTTCCGTCCTTTACGTTCGCCAAAGAGCGCAGTAATTGCCGCGCAAACGACAGATAGGCTGGGTCATCACAGCGCTGTATGTGCATGGTTTGGTTATTACAAAGCGGTTTGAGCTCCGTCGAACTGCGTTTCGTCTAAAAACCAATCTGTAGCCAACAGGTCTTTAGCCGTTGGCAACCAACCGGGTTGCCAATTTCCAGTAACACGACCCGCTTCATCAACGGTGTATGCCGCCAAATATGGCTTGCTATTAAGAGACGTATCTTGACCAATGTATTTGGCGGTGCGGTCGTTTACTTTCCGCTCAGTGTCTTGGGTGTTAAATGACGGCAATGTCATACCGCTCATGAAAACAACATTCGCACCCAATCCCGGGCGCGTGATGGCGCAACCTCGTTGTGCCGCTTCGATTGCCATCCCGAATGTCATACCATCTGTCGGGCGATACGCTTTGTCAAAAACAGCTTTTGGCGACCACGAAATGTAACCGTCGTGACGCTTATCGTTTGGATTACCGCCATCACTGTATTCAACCAAGTAACCTTCGGCTTCAGGCGCTTCTATCGGGGGCACATCAGGGCTAATGTGCCCCCGATAGGCACTGTATCCCCCGCGCGTCATTGGCTTCGCTTTGAGTAGTTTTGTTCCGATGTATTGTTTCATTTCAATATCCAAGTGTTATTTAATCCTAACGGCTTGTAAAAACATCAGCGGTGGTCTTTCCACAAGTACCACACAGTCATTACTGGTGCTGCAATACCAGCTATCCAACGCACAGCAACGCCGAATAAGTTTAGAGCATCTGCTATCTGTTTTATAGCCAACACAGTGGCGCGTATGTCTGACAACTCCTTATGGAGTTGGGCGAACTCTAACGGCTGCATCGTCGACACAGTTTCGTCGAGACTTTTCAAGCGCTCTTCGAGCTCTTTGATAGCATCTCGCAACTCAGTTACGTCTACACCCATCACAAACCCCCGTAAGTAACTACGCGGGAGTGCGACCGATACCGCTCACGCTCACCAACGCATTGTTCACAATACATCGCAAACTCTTGCTTGTACTGACTGCTTTTCGCATTTTGTAGTGTTTCCGCATCGTGCTTGGCGTAGGCCAACCCCTTCATGTAGTCCACCAAACGTCGGTGATGGTGGGCTTGAACCTCCGTGATTTCACCGCCGCGCACCAACGCATTTTTTGGCAGCCGATAAACCCCAACGGTGCAGGTGTCGTCCTCCATAGGACGAGGTATCCACCGAATCACGTCAGGTTGGTTACCAATCTCGATTGCAGTCACTCGACCGCTGCGAGGGTCGGTCACAGCTCCGCTCTGTATCCCGTACCCGTAATTTGGGGTCGGGAGCTCGCCTTCATTCACAAACGACAATTTTGTATTGTTGTAGGTGAGGTATGCGTAGCGAAAATTCAAAACGGTGCTTGGTACGGTAGCTGTGGCAACACCTTTTACCACGGGGATTTGTAATTCGTCAGAAATACCACCGGTCATGCGAACGAACTGGTCACGAGCCTCGTTTGCATACACCAGCACCTCAACATCGCTCCACAAAAATGGTTCGATGGTGTCTGACGTGTCCATGCGAAAAAACTGAACCAGCTCATCGACAGTCATGCTACACCTCTACACGAGCTGCTGGGTCTTGCAGAGTTCGTTGGTACGCGGCAAAAGACTCTGCTAACTCCAACTTGCTAGGTTCCACACCACACACACGCAAAAGAGACTTTGCTTTAGGTGTTCCGTTTGCCGTAAAGTCAGCCGTGTCATTACCAGCAACGAGTTTGCGAATGCCTTCGACAAACTTAGTCACCACACTGGGGTCGATTGCAGCAACAGGCGTTGCTAATGTCGCCGACGACAAATCGCCTGCTGCGCCGGCGGCGGCTGACGTAATTGCGTCTTGTGCATCCTTAGTGGTCGCTGTGATTCCCGGGAAACGAGCAACCTCTGCTTCGGCAAGTGGGGGAACCCATGTAGGGTTTCCGGCGGTAAACTGAATGCAGTGACCCGCCTTTGTTCCAATCACCGTGTCCTTCTGTGTGACAAAGTACCCCATTTTTAAGACCCTGTAACTTCAGTTGCGCGGTTCAGCACATAGTATTGGACATAAACAACCCCTGCGCCGATAGTCGCGCCGCCTGAGTTATTGATGGTCAACACGAGGTTTGCCCCTGTTGCGTGAATACCAGACGTGGCGTTCGCGGTGCTTACAGGTTCAGTTCGCGCGGCAACCGCTAAACTTGTGCCGCTAAGAAATACCGTGGGGCTGGTTTGTGTACCGAGCGACGCAGTACACGCGGCGTTGGTCGCACCCGTGATGTCGATACCAACACCAGTGACCATAGCGCCGATGGGCAGCTTGATGATTTCAAAAACACTGTCTGCTATCGCAGTTGTGTTGAAAGGAACGATTTTACCGTTGACGTTCATCATGGTGTCGCCATTGGCGAAATTGAACGGAAAACTCGCACACATAATAGTTTGTGCGGTTCGTTGCGATTGTAGTAAAGCCATATTTGGTTTCTTTCTTACATAAACTTACGCCAATAGGGGTACTATTGGCGTAAAAACTTACACAGCTACGAATGCCGACAATACGCCGAAGTCTTCGACAGCACCACCCGCGCGGGGTACGAACTGGGGTTTTTTGAAGCCGAAGATACGACCGCAGGCGATACCGGGGCGGTTGCCGTAGTCGAACTCTTTTTCTTCCCAACCCGGTGAACCCATGTCCGCCATAGCCAAGGCTTGGCTGCCAACCATCATGATTTGGCAGCCGTCGATGGTTCCCAACTGACCGAACTTGTTACCAGCAGTAGCATTGCGAGTGCAGGGTGCGTAGCGCGTTTCGTGCAAGTACAGATTGTCGATTTTGACCGTACCACCTGTGAACAGCTTTTGGTTTTCACTGGTTTGTGGTGTGTGGCGTAAGTTGAGCATATAGGTGTTGCTCAACTTCAATTTCAACATAGCTTCTGGGGACAGGAATACGTGGTACACCTCTTCAGCACCGTCGCGCACACCGCGCATATACTGGGCTTTAGCATAGGTCTTCATGTTCATCAACAGTTCCCACGTCGGCGTGTCCGCCGCAGTTACTGCGTTACTGCCGCCACCCACTTCAAACTGTTGTGTGGTCGCGTTCCAACGACCACGGCGACGCGGGCTTGGAGGCGTAACCTCGCTCGCATACGACAAGTTCGACAGGTCGCTACCGATGATTGGTGCGCCGTCGAGACCGACCGTGTAACTGCGACCGCTCATGGTCAAGAACGCAAGCGTATCTCGGACATTCGCCATCCAGTAACCTAACTTATCGCGGGCTTCTTCGCGGAAGTTTACGACGGATTTTTGTTCAGCCATACGCCCCTCGTGGCGAACTTCGTGGCGTAACTGGTCGAAGGTGACAACAGCTTCTTGACTGGTCAAACCCTCTCCGTTGTTCTCCAGCGTGCGGTCGCCTGCGATACCCCAACCTACCAAGTCGTTAATCAAGGTGATTACCGCCCGAGACCCTTTTACAGAGGGCTTGAGCTCTTTGATAACTTGGATTACCGAGTTAGGGTCGCTACCTGTGAACTTCGATACGATACTTTGGTTCCGAGCGATTTCCCAAAACGATGTTGACCAGACCTTTTTTTCATGCGCCGTCTGTACTGCGAAATTGGTCATACTCATTCGATGACTCCTTCGTAAAAATTGTTTTTTTGAACCTACCAAACACAACCTTTTTACGTCAGGCCAGCGACGATGCAAACGACCTATTTGTGCGTCGACCACACGGATGATGCGCTCACCCGAAGCGAAAGTACTGAAATGATAGCACAATCATTTACCAAGTAACTTATTTTTAACGGACACCGGTAATTTATCCCACTGTTCGTCTGAGAGTTTTTCGAGGTCTATGCCTGCGAGGTCTGGCTCCAACCCACTTGTGTCACCAGCACCTGTCGTGCCAATAAACGCAGGTTGTGCGGCAGCCGCCGCCAAGTTTCGTGCGATAGATGCGTTCACAGGACGCTTGTTCCCACCTACACCAACCATACCAAACAAAGACATTGTTTGGGTGGTTGCTTCAAGCAAACTTTGGGCCTCGGTCATGTTTGGGTTTTCGTGCAATTTGACGGCGGACAGCGCACGGATGTTGTCAACCAACGGTTGACTGTAATTCTGCGACTGCGGGTGTAGCATTGGGAACTGTTCCATGAGGGTGTTGGCGGTCTGCGTAAACAGACTCTGCTCTTGTGCGACATAATTCTCACCAACAACCGCTTGAGATGCTTGCGCCCGTGCAACAGCTACGCTCATTCGGTTGAGCTCTCTTCCGAGAGCTTTAGCCGCGTCGAGGTCACCCTCTTGCACCGCAATTTCTTTCGCGTCGCTCAACTCGTCCAGCTTAGTCAGCATCGCATCGAGGTCGACACCCCCGGCGGACTGCATGGCTGTAGTTTGTTGGCGCGTGAACTCCTCAATCTGCGCTCGCAATGCTTCGTTTTCAGACTGTGCTGCGTTTCGCTGTTCGATGACTTGGTTCAGGCGTGCTCGGGGCACACCACTGTTCGTTTTAGCATCAACTTCACCGGCAGGTGTGGCTTGGTTCGATGTGCTCTCCTGTGGTTGCGCACCATCAGAGGGAGTTTCGCCAGCTAAAACAGCTTTCGCATCAGGGGTTGTTAGGTCAACATCAGCTTCAATAGGGCCTTGGTAAGTCATAGTTTTTCCGGTCATCAATAAAAATTATCATCTTGTTCAAGGTCGGCGGTGTCACCAACCGATTGTTTTGTCTCAGCAAACGAAGCCTGCAACCGCTTGACAAACTCGGCATCAGCCTGCGCAACCTCATCCGCGCCTTGCTCAGCACTCTCTTTGGCTTTTTCTTGCACAGCGGTTGCGTTACGAACCTGCTCCAACGCCATCTGTTGTTTGAACTCTTCTCGCTTCAACGAAGCCTCGAATTCCATCCGCTTAGTGGCAATTTGCAAATCCATCTCAGCTTCTTGGCGCTTTTGCTCAAGTTTACCTTGCTCAATCTCACGTTTGACTTCAAGCTCTTGCTGGCGCAAATCCATGTCGTTTTGCATACCAGCCTGCGCGTCGCCTGCGCCGATAGTCGCCATCGTAGCCTGCGCCGAGGCTGTCAACTGTTGGGCTTTCGCCTGTTCCACACCAACACGAGCTTGGTCGACCTGATTTTTTCCACCCAGCGCTTGTGTTTTAGCCTGCAACTCCGCAATCTGAGCTTGTAAAAACTCCGTGTCGAGCTGCGCTTTCTGTTGAGCCGTTGGGTCAGGTTGCTGCATCTGCTTGATGAGCTCAGCGCGGTTCGGCAAACGTGAGTTGCGAATAAGCTCGATGTCTGGGATTTGAATGCCTTCTTTACGCATCGCCAACACCTGTTCAAACGCTGTGTCCTCCATCGTCTGACGCGCAGGCATGGTGGCGACACTCACATCGTAACGACCAAGTGTGAGGTCGTTCAACACCGTCCCATCTGGTTGTTGTTGATTGACACCAACCTGTTCCTGCGTGTTGGTGATGTCGTCATGGGTGATGTGCAGCAAGCGCGGCTCCGTGTAGTATGTCTGCACGATGTCCAACACAACCCGTGCTAGGATTTTGTCTGTCCGGGCTAGGTTGTCGTTCACCATCACAAGGTTTGTTTGACCTGTCTGTTGTTGCGCGATTATAGCCTTGGCAGCGACATCCTCCCGCACGTCCCCGCGCATGGCATCAGACACACCCGAGATGTTCTTGAGGTTCTCATCGGCTTGGTACGCCAAGCGGTCTAAGCCTGTTGGGGTCTGGTTTGGTTTAATCTTTTCAATGTCAGTAGGGCCGTTGACCGTTTCAATAACCAATCCTGTTTGCGAACCTTTTTCAGCAAGCTGTGCGGTGGTCATGTTCCTGAGCGTACCTGCTTTAACGACATAGCCTGAGTTTGCGGTCGTATTAACTACGTGTAAAGACTGCGAACTGGTCTTGTTGAGCAACTCCTGCGGCGACAACAAGTTCTCGACCAGCCCCAACGGTCGACCGTGGCGAAAAATCGGGAAATACGGCACGAGCGTGAAGTTGTTGTTATACGGCGACCATGCGTCGTGTAACACCACGTTAGCCGCCGTCACCGTCCATCGAACTCGCTTCGTAATCTTCTCAAACACCTGTAACGGCACTTGTGATTGCGCTATCTGCGCAGCGATTCGGTCGTCATCCCACGACTCTGGTATCAGGAACATATCGCCCGAACTCGTGTCGATGAAGTGTTTCGCCCGCGCCAGCTTACGATACTGTCGTTCAATAACTCGCAGGTTGCGGCGTGGGTCACCTCCGCTGTAGTCAACTTGCCCAAGATAGGTATTGGTGAGCAAAGGCCCTTGCCCTGCAAATCGCTCACGGAACAAATCCACTTGGTCGAAACCGAGTGAAAATAACCCACCAGCGTTGTCACGCAAGAGGTTTGCGTTCTTCTTTCCGTAGAGCATATCAATGTCGTCGATGGTCATCCACCGACTCACCATGACTTCGCTCCACGTTTTGGGGTCATACTGGTCAGCGTCTGGGTCGATTACTACATTCTTCGAGTTCACGTTGGAGATTTTCACCACACCATTTATATTGTCAGTGAAGTCAAGGCGCACGTCGAAGAACCCCCGCCCACGCACGCACCCGTCTACGAACACCTCACTTCGCACCCAAGGGAGGTCGTTCTCTTGGGCGATGTGCGCCCAAACTTTTGTAAGCGCTTCGGCGGTAGCCGCATCCGCCCCCAAACCTGTCGGTCGGAACACGACCTCTGTTCGGTTCTGAATTTGTGCGCCGAAGATATTGGACAAGGTTGGTAAGATTTTGTTAATCGTCAGGTAGGGGCGACCTGCCGCACGCAAAGCCTCGGTGTCGCGGGTGTCCCACTGCTTACCGAGTAAAAAGTCGTCGCATTTCTGCGCAATATCGAGGAAATCTCGATGTCCTCGCTCAACCGCGAGTCGGAAGCGCCATAGCTGATTTGAGGTTATTTCGTCGTTTAGAGGCATATCAGCTCGCCATGTGTGTTAAGTTGGTACGGGAATTAGCAGAGTCTAACAGCTTGTCCCGCCAACCAACCGTTTGTTCAATATCAAGCCCCCCGTTCTGCGAAGGTGTCGGAGCTGCGTTGGAGAGCGTCATACGCACAGCCCACGCGAGCGCGTCAACTTGGTCGTCATGTTTACCTGTTGGGAAGCGCAGCAGCTCTTTGGCGAACTCTTCATACCAATCAGCCCCTTTGTTGAATAGCAGCTTCCCAATTTGCAAGCGCCCTCGCAATGGCTGGGCGCGAGCTTTTTTGTCGGAGAATGGCGTTAGAGGTTCGCACGCAGGGTAGTATTTCAACTCCCTACACGCGACTTGGAAGGAACTTGCGAGAGCCTTCCAAATCATACCGTCTTCAACCCCAACCATCTGACATTTGAACTCGGCGGCATAACTCACGACAGCCCTCATCAATTCAATACCGTCGCTGTCTTTGAACCGGCGCACGTCCACCACGTACAGATTATCACCCGCGTCTTGGGCAATCGTACACCCTACTGTGAAGTCCGAGGCTGCTTTCTCGGTGATGGCAAAGTCCCACGCTTGGTATAAGTTCACGCCCGTTGTTGGGGGCTGCCCCACATAATACTTCAACCACTCTTTACGAAAATATGTACCTTCCTCGGGGGTCGGGTTTTGTTGGTACAAGGCGTTCCACCAACGAACTCGCCCGCCTGCGATGAAGTTGTCCTTCCTCCGCAGCAAAGCCGCTAGGTTGTACCTATCAGGGTGCAATGGAGAGTTACGTGGGCGAGTGAGTCGCGCCCCTTCAGGCACGGCTGCGAACTCGGTTATCTGTACGATACTGTCGTCCGGCAAGAGGTATTCGTCACCGTACTCGTTAATCGCAGGGTATTTCACAATCTCGAACTGGTCGCCGCGACCTGAAGACATAAGCTGTTGGATGCGACCGGGCCAATCATCGTCGTGCCAACAGGTCATCACACCCAGCACGCCACCGCCGGGGGCTAGGCGGGTTAAAGCAGTTGACAAGTACCATTCCCAAGTCGCGTCGCGTTGGGTTGCTGAGTCAGCAGCTTCCGCGTCCTTCACCAAATCGTCAATCACAAGGATGTGCGCACCCCGCCCTGTAATCATAGTCCCCACACCGGCGGCGGTGTACGCCCCACCAAGCGTAGTGTCCCACCGTTCGGCAGACTGGCTGTTTGGGTTCAGTTGGGTTTTAGGAAACAATGCCTGTTTGTAAATTGGGTCACGCATTACCCCCAAGATGTACTTTGAGAAGTCTAAAGCAAGCTGTTGGGATGCGGAGGCGGCAATGACCTCCCATTCAGGGTGATGTCCAAGCACCCACGGGGTGAAATGGCGGGAGGAAATCTCACTTTTACCATGTCGGACAGGCATAGCCAGTAACAAGCGGGGTTCTTTCTGCTCCTCAACATCTTTCATAAATCGCTCAAGCCGGCGACAGATGTCACGGTGAACCCAACCCGCTTTGTACCGTGGGTTAAATCGTGTGATGAACTCAAGCAAGTTCTTGCGGGCAAGCGTGCGTGCAGCCAACTCGCGCAAGATGTTTGGGTCTATTTTGCGAGGGTCGACACCTTGCAAAGCGTCTGTGTCGACCTCAACCAGTGGGGCTGGTGCGTAGGTTGGAGGGGATTCGCTTGATGGCGGCTCCGCTAGGTGTTCTTTCACAGTGCAATCGAAGCAAACTGGTTTGGCTCTGTCTAAAAAATGCGAAGCTGGTTTGGCTTCATTACACGCCAAACAGGTGAAGTTGGCTTTACGGCTCATAAATCCCATCCTCAGCCATACGCAACAACACTTCGTCGGTCAAATTCTCCAAGCCCCGTTTCATACGCTCTTGGCTCATTGTCAGATTCACTCGTTTCTCCTCCGGGGCATAGAAGCCTAGTATCTTAGA